AAGCATCACGACGAGCTTCACCGGGACCCCGTGGCATTCGAAGAGAAATACGGCTCGCAGCTTGAGCTGATTTTTCGTTTTTTAGACAGGGCGCTGGCAATCGGCGTTCTGGCGTAGTGGAGTGGAGACCACCGCATGAACTTAGATGGCATCGTTAAATTTTTCGCCCCGAAAGGGATGCACATTTCCGACAGCCCGCGCGCTACAGCAAGCGAGCAGTTAACCGTTACGGATGTTATGGCCGCGCTGGGTATGACTCAGGCCGAGGCAGGCATAGGCCTGGCTATGTTCCTGGGTAAAGCCGCTGTAAGCCAGCAGGACCGGGAAGCGGCAATCGCCTGGCTCTCGGAGTACGCCAAAGAAAAAGCCCCGCTGGCGCTGCGCCGCGCCGCCGGGAAGAAGTTCCCTCTCTGTATGCGGATCCTCGCGACGTTCGCCTATAACGATTACGCCTCATCTGCTGCGGATTCTTACGAGTGTCCAAAGTGCAGCGGCAAGGGGCTGGTAACAAAAACGACCACAGTTACGAAAAGCCACTACACGATGCGTCTGCCGCAGTGGGCTAAAGATCTGCGGCAATCACCGTCGGACTTCGAAAAATTCCGGCAGGTAACAGACGTTGACCACCAGCTATGTAGCAAGTGTAAGGGCAGCGGGAAAATCAGTAAGCGCTGCCAGTGCGGCGGTACCGGGAAAACACTCGACAGGAAAGAGACCGAATTTCAGGGCGTGCCGGTTTATAATGAATGCAAACGCTGCGAAGGAAGGGGGTACAGCAGGCCGAAATCCTCAGTTGCTTATCGTGGCATCCTCGCTCAGTTGCCTGCGCTGCCAGAGCGCACATGGCGTTATAACTGGAAGCCTTTCTATGAGCGCCTGGTCACCAAGTGCTTTGAAGAGGAAAGCTACAGCGATGCACAGCTTAAACGCGTAACCAATAATGGGATTTTGATATAAATCACAACATTTAGCATCACGATACTTGCAATGTTTGCCGTTTTTGCTTAGATTTGACATTAACGATGGGCATTGTATATCCACCGTTCAAAACCCGCTCACACGAAGCGGGTTTTTTTATTTCAAAAACCTAATTTATCTCGTTTTCGGGTAAGCAATTCTGTTGACTTAGTAAGCATAAATGCTTACTATAATCACATGTTCAACAGAATAGAGGAGCGGTGAAGCAAAACGAGTTCAGGCGGTGGCTTGAAGCTCAGGGGGTCGAGGTTTCAAACGGTACAAACCATCTGAAACTGAGATATAACGGGAAGGTAAGCGTAATGCCACGACATCCCGGCGCTGAGCTAAAAGAACCACTGCGAAAGGCGATAATCAAGCAGTTAGGCCTTAAATAACAAACCAGCCCTTCGGGGCTGGTTACTCGGCAAAGCTTCATCAAGACAATATGCGATACCCCGTAAATCTTGAGCCGGATACTGGCGGCTACGTTGTATCTTTCCCGGATATTCCCGAAGCTCTGACGCAGGGGGACGACCGGGAAGAGGCGCTTGCGATGGCGCTTGATGCGCTGGTTACATCCTTCGACTTTTATTTCGAGGATGGCCGGCCAGTGCCTGCACCGTCGACGGTAACGGGTGATTATGTTGATGTGCCCGCCAGCGTGGCGGCGAAGGTGCTGCTGCTTAATACCTTTCTTGCTTCCGGCTTAACTCAGGTTGAGCTGGCGGCGCGCATGGGGATTAAAAAGCAGGAAGTGACACGACTTTTTGACCTTCACCACTCAACAAAGATCGACACGGTACAAAAGGCGCTGGCGGCGCTGGGCAAGTCCCTGGAACTGCACGCAGCGTAACAATGCACAAGCTATTTAAAGGCTCGCTTCGGCGGGCCTTTTTATTGCAAGTGCTTCATTGATGGCTATGTGAACCAGGCAACAGAATCGATTCGCTTTCCTCGTGCAGATTTCCTTGCACTCTATAATTCCACCGTCTGGCTTTGTGCTTAACAATTACTGGAGGCAGGGATGGAGGAGGGCTTTTACTGGGTGCTTTACGCTGGCGAAAAGCTGGTGGCGTATTACTCGCAAGAAGAAACGCGGCACCATGAGACAGGTGAACTGGTTAACGGCGTCTGGCATTTTGCCGGAACCAGCGGCTGGGTAGCGATGAAAGAAGAGGCTTCGGTGCTTGATGGCCCTTTACAGCCACCAGCCTGAATCAAACCTCATATTCAGAAGTAACAGCTCTATTAATGTGAGCTAATTACAATAAATTTCACTTAAATGTTGTTTGTGCCGCCTGGCTGTATATTTTAATTATTGAGAGCGGATACGCCTCTACAACGAAGTTTGACCCTGGTTCGACTTGGCCGCCCACTGCAGGCGGCTTTTTTTATTTAGGTCTTAATATTTCTTTTCTGTTTTAGCTTTGTGACAAAAGTCACCCCTTCGCTTATCCTGGCATCTATATTTTAACCGTGGCGGCAACATCTCCCCGGCATAACCCCGGCGCCACGCCATAATTAGCTTACTTGAGTGAATCCTGATACTCGGCCAGTTCTCTGTGAACTGGCTTTTTTTATTCCCGATTTCTGCCCGGTTCATTCGGGCTTTTCTTTGGCCGCAGGCAATCAGCAACCAAATGCCTTTTAACCGCGTGCCTCGCGGCCATTCCCCACTTCGCACAGCACTTCCGAACCCTTAACGGAGGTGAGAGAAATGCTACGTATGAATACCCAAAACGGATTCTGGTCTTATTTCTGGTCAGCCATTACAGGATTCTTCGCCATGTTGACTCTTCAGGATGTGCTTTTCGCCCTGGGGGCAATTGTCACCGCCTTATTTACCTGGCTGACGTATCGCTCCAACAACAAGCGCAACCTGGCGGTTATTGAGGAGGAGCGCAAGCGCACCGACATACTCAAAACCGCTTATGCCCGTGGTGATGTAAACAGCATTCCGGAAGCCGCGAAGATAGTTCAGGACATTAATGCGGTAATGCAGCCGCAGGAGAAATAGCATGGCAATGCCTCCCACGCTGAGAAACCGCATTATCGGCGCGATTGCTGGTGGCGGTGGCGCTATTGCAATAGCAACAGCCATGCTGTCCGGCAATGATGGGCTGGAAGGTGCACGCCATAAGCCATACCAGGATGTCGTAGGCGTCTGGACGGTATGTTACGGGCACACCGGCAAGGACATTATGCTCGGCAAGACTTATTCCGAGGCAGAATGCCGGGCGCTGCTGAGCGCTGACCTTAACAAGGTGGCACGGCAGATTAATCCCTATATCCAGCGCCCAATTCCCGAAACGATGCGCGCCGCGCTTTACTCTTTTGCTTATAACGTCGGTGCTACCAGTTTTCGTACATCCACCCTGCTTATCCTCATTAACAAGGGTGACAACAAGGGTGCGTGCGATCAGCTACGTCGGTGGACGTATGCAGGCGGTAAACAGTGGAAGGGGCTGGTAAATCGCCGCGAGATAGAGCGGGAAGTCTGCACCTGGAGCCAGAAATGAAGATTCGCTATGTGCTTATACTTTGCGCCGCACTCTGTGCAGTTACCGGATTGCTGTCCTGGAGTTCCGGCTGGAGTGCGCATGCTGACCATATCAATGCGCTGGCGGCTAAAAAGAAAGACAAGGCGGCTAAAGCAATCTGGTTGGGCGAGCAGAAAGCAGCGCAGGCAACCAGTGAAGGCAAAGTCATCTACCGAACCATAACGCGCGACGTGGTGAAATATGTTCAGAACCCGAATCATACCCGCTGTGATTTTGATGATGAGTCTGTCCGGCTGCGCCAACGAGCTATCGACGCTGCCAACTCCATCAGCGAATTTGATGCAGGAGCCGTGCAAGGCAAGTGACGCTGGCAGGAACAGCGATGAAGACCTGCAGTCGGATGTTGAAACGATGGAGTGCCTGCGCCAGTTACGGCTCGATAAATACCGCTGGCAGGCTTATTACAATGCGCTGAAATAATTTTCTCGCTTAACCGATACGGCTCACAACTGTATGTAAATTAAACGGAAGTATGATATTAACCAGCTGAAAAAAGGAATTTATAATCCCCGTCAACAGATAAATGATGAGGATGGTTCAATGCAGTGGATACCGGTCAAACAAAGTTTGCCTGAAACCTCTGAAAGGATTCTCAGCTTTATTGTTAACACTGCTGAAGGGGTAGGCGTTGCAAGATATACCCCTGAAGGTGGTTTTTGTGACCCCGTACTGATAGCTGGGTTAAGTCATTATGGACTCAGTGTTACGCACTGGATGTCCATGCCGCCGCCGCCAACGCATGAAAAAAGCCTCCACGTTCGAACAGATGGATCCTGACATGGTTCACGACTGGAAGACAAAACGACATAACCAAACAAAGAGCCTCTTTCACAAAGGCTCTTCCGGCTGTAATTTGTAGCATTATTTAAAAAACATAGTTGCTTGCAAATGTCTGCGTTTATCAATGATTACAAAGGTGCTTTAAAGCCACGTAATGAAATAGGGATCAAACGTTGGTCTTACTTCACTTTTAAAAGTTTTTTACTGTTCGTAATCTTATTTCTGATGTTCAGCCTGGTTCAGTACATGGTGATAATGTATACACCTTTGTCTGAGTATATGACGGCTCCTGGTATAGAAAGAGCTAATCTGTATGCCTTGATGGTGATGTTGGTAGTTAGCTTTGGGCCAAGCATGCTTTATTTGTCCAAGATTATCCTTCGAAGGCTACCGAGATAACCGGCTCCGGGCGGTTTTTTTTGCCGTCTCCATGGGCAGCCCCATCGTAACATGGCATTTTCAGTAATCACTCGTTGAGGCGGAGATGTTCCTTCGCGAGTTGCGGGATTGGTATAAGGTGGTCAAAAGATTGCAGAAAATTGGCCCTTCTGGTGAAACCTCTGTTGAAACACCAGAAGGGGGCCAAAGGCCACACATAGTCTAACGTTATAAGTATTAGCTATCTTCTGACGTGTTTCCAGAGGGATAAATTTGTTTTATGTATAAGCATTATCAACGGCTTTAGCTACTTCTCAGATAAGGATTATTAGATAATTTGTTGACTAACAGTAAGGGCCTTACGCACTAACTGAGAATAATGAATACAAAATTACTGATAATAAGCAGGCAAAAAAAAGCCTCCTGGTGCGGAGGCAATTATGAGTCAATCTTTATTATGTGCTTCTTGCTTTAATAGCGGGGCAACAATAACAGCTCTCTGATAAATTACAAATCAAATGCATCTTTCGAGTTGGCATTCCGTGCTTTTGTTAGTTTACGGCTTCTTATGAATTGGCTTGGCTTATAGCTAGCACCGCCAGTTGCGTTTTCAAATGTACCGATGCTGATTACACCGACATATTTTGGGCAAGGCTCCTGACTTGACTAGACTTAAGATCCTTTAAGTGAAAAGAGAGGTTCATATGACTGACCGTCCAGTTAATGGTGACCATCCTGACTTTAGCCCCATCCCGGACAATGTAGATGACGATAAGCCGGAGCAGTCAGAAACAACCAAAAAAGATGATCCTGGCTCAGCACCAGAATCTGGTGATAAAGAGCCAGAATGAACAGAAGCCGCCTCCGGGCGGTTTTTTTGTGACCATCACAAGGCGCTTTCACAGCAGAGCGCCTGATGATGTTCTCTCCGCTGCACAACAACCTAAACATTCTGCTACATTAGAACAACTAAAGCAGGGGACAGCTTGGCACAATGCTTTGTGATGTAGAAGGCATTAAAAGGGATATACTAGTCAAAGAATGACAATGTATAATCGCCCAACTTTCTTTAGCTTGGATTTTTTATGGCCCAGACAGCACCAATAACCGAACAACTAGCAAGCGATTTGTTAGATCTCCTTGAAAAAGGTGACACTCTCGGTGAGATGGAAGCTGCACGTAAGATGCGTCAGGCCAAAAACATTGATTCTCCATACTTTAGAATCGTTGTGCAGGCTCTGGTTACAGCAGCTAAGGGTGACCGAGAAGCAGCAGAAACGCAGTTCAAAAAGTACTTTTCAGATTTTCATAGCGCTGTGATCGGCATTGGTTACGCTGCATATCTGTTTCGTATCAGAAAATTAAGCGTTTATATGGATCTATGCCTACGCTTAGTGAGTGAGTTTCCATTCGATGCGGAAGTAATCCAGAAGTGCATCCCTATGCTTTATCTTTCTGGTAATGCGAAAGAATGCAAAGCCAAAGCAAAGATTGGCGCAGGGCAGATGAACAATGAGAAGCTAGCAGAGGAGTTTCGGATGGTTGGAGAAAAATGGGCTGCTAACATCGTAGCGGCTCAGGATGCGTCCGGCGCTTCTGAAGCGGAGCTGAAAGAGCTTTCTAAGACTGTTATGGAAATTCTGGAACAATACAAAAGCTACGCTGCTAACTTCTATTACTATCCTATGGCTAGTGACGGAACGGCCGCTCTTGTCGCGATTACCGACGTTGTAGATCCCGAAAAAATCGCTGAGATGAATTTTGATCTGGCGATGGCGATAGCTGATAAAGATGAGCTTCAAGAGTCTCGCCTTACTGCGTGGTTTGAGTGCGATAAATCAGAACGAGTAAATAAGGAAGCATAAATGGCTGTAAATAGTCAGAATTTCCTTGACTTTGCTAAAAATATTATATCATCCGGTGATGAGATTTCTTGCCGTAATAGTATAAGCCGTGCTTACTATGCTATGTATCATGAAGCCCGAGACACCATGACAGCGGTTCCAAGCTTTGTGCAAAGTCCACATGATGGTTTGATAAAATACTTACGTGGAAGTGCCTGTCGTGGTGATGAGCCTTTTGATGCAGGTAAGCTTCGTGCTTTAGCAGCCTTGTTGGAACAACAGAAAGGGAAAAGGCATAAAGCAGACTATTATCTTGGTGAAAGTGTGGATATAAGTATGGCAACAGAAGCCATTTTTTTTGCTGAAAAGCTCTTTAAGATTTGCCAAGAAATGAAAAGTAATTAATAAATCTATCCAAATATAGTCAGTTTCTTTTTTTATAAAGCCTCGCATCCGCGGGGCTTTTTTATGCGCATCGCACGCGCACCAAAGAGCGTCTTTCAGTCGTGAGCCACTGGCGTTCGCTGATGGCTATCAAATTGGAGCTAAAAGTATGCCATCCGCTATCCCTCGCGCCTGCCGTAAGCGCGGGTGCTCAGGCACAACAACGGACCGTTCAGGCTACTGCGAGGCGCACCGCAACGAAGGCTGGCAACAGCACCAGCGAGGGCTGAGCCGCCACCAGCGCGGCTACGGCAACAAGTGGGAAATCATCCGCGCCCGCATCCTTAAACGTGATCGGCACATCTGCCAGGCGTGCCTTCGCAACGGCAGGCCGCGTCCAGCTGAGACGGTCGACCACATTATTCCGAAAGCTCACGGCGGCACTGACGACGACGCGAATCTCGAAGCGTTATGTTGGCCATGCCATAAGCGCAAGACTGCAACGGAGAGAACCCAATGAGCTATACACGTTGTACCTACTGCGGCTCTCAGCTTCATACCCTCGCGAATTGCCCTAAGACATGGAGCGGCTCAGCCCGCCGCGCGAATCTGCGCTGTGGTTACTGTGGTCAGTCTGGACACAACTCGAGCGTCTGCCCGCACAATGCCAGCAACGCCCGGCGACGTCATCTCAACAATGACTTTCATCTCGACTAATTTCCGAAAAAATGATTTCAAATGCAATCATTATAATGCAAATGATATCAATTTTCATCACCGGGGGAGGGCGGGTCGAAAGTTCAGGGCTTTGCTTGCTAAGGACCGCCGCCTAACCCTTTTTCACACCGCCGCAGGTTAGAAAACTTTTTTATGGGGTCCCCCAACAGACGACTGATAGGAGTTTTCGATTATGTCAGGACCACCGAAAACCCCGACCCATCTACGTTTGGTGAGGGGCAACCCATCAAAACGCCCGATCAATAAAGATGAGCCGCAACCTCCTGCAGGGGTACCCCCAACCCCGAAGCATTTCGACAAGCAGGCGAAGTACTGGTTTAAGCGAATGGCTGAAGAGCTTGATGCCATCGGCGTCATTTCTCAGTTGGATGCCCGCGCGCTCGAATTGCTGGTCGAGGCTTACACCGAGTACCGGCACCACTGCGACACGCTGGAGATTGAGGGGTATACGTACCGGACTGAAACGCAGACTGGTGATGTGCTGATTAAGGCGCATCCCGCAGCAATCATGAAGGCGGACGCCTGGAAGCGGCTTCGCGCAATGCTGGCAGAGTTCGGCATGACGCCCGCCAGCCGGTCGAAGGTCAGCGCCAAAACGCCGGATGCGGTTGATCCGCTGGCTGAGTTTATGAAAGCGAGGGATTAATGGCTAAGGTTGCCGATGGTATCCGCTACGCCGAGCGCGTCGTGGCGGGAGAGATTATTGCTTGCGAGTTTGTCCGGCTGGCCTGCCAGCGTTTTCTGGACGATCTGAAAAACGGCGAAGCGCGCGGCATCTTCTTCAGCGAGCCCCGGGCGCAGCACATCCTTAACTTCTACAAATTTATTCCTCATGTTAAGGGCGCGCAGGCCGGACAGCCCATTGACCTGATGGACTGGCATGTTTTCATCCTCATCAACATTTACGGCTTCGTCATTCCGCTGGTGGATGAGGAAAGCGGCGGAGTGGTGCTGCGTAATGATGGCAGCGGGCGCCCGGTGATGGTGCGGCGCTTCCGCACCGCTTACAACGAGGTGGCGCGTAAGAACGCGAAATCCACGCTGTCTTCCGGGGTTGGTCTGTACATGACAGGGGCGGATGGCGAGGGCGGCGCTGAGGTCTACTCTGCGGCAACCACTCGCGACCAGGCGCGCATCGTTTTCGAAGATGCCAAAAACATGGTGAAAAAAGCAAAAGCGACGCTTGGCCGCCTGTTCGAGTTCAATAAGCTGGCGATTTACCAGGAGCAGAGCGCCTCGAAATTCGAGCCGCTTTCCAGCGACGCGAACAACCTGGATGGTCTGAACATCCACTGCGGGATTGTCGACGAGCTGCACGCTCACAAAACCCGCGACGTTTGGGACGTTCTTGAGACGGCAACCGGCGCGCGCCTTCAGTCGCTGCTGTTCGGCATTACCACCGCCGGCTTCAACAAAGAAGGCATCTGCTATGAGCTGCGAGATTACGCCATCAAGGTGCTACGCGGTTTCAACAGTGACGTGGAGGGTGCGGTCAAAGACGACACCTTCTTCGCCATCATCTACACCCTGGACGAAGGCGACGACCCTTTCGACGAAACGGTATGGCAGAAGGCTAACCCCGGGCTTGGTATCTGTAAGCGCTGGGATGATCTGCGCCGCCTGGCGAAGAAAGCAAAAGAGCAGGTGTCCGCCCGGGTTAACTTTTTCACCAAACATATGAATATCTGGGTTACTGCCGAGTCTTCCTGGATGGACATGCTGAAGTGGGATAAGTGCGAATTCATCGCGCCGGCGCATGAGCTGAAAACGTACCCGCTGTGGGTCGGCGTCGACCTTGCGAACAAAATCGACATTTGCGCGGCCGTAAAAGCCTGGCGATCTCCTGATGGCCATGTTCACGCCGACTTTAAGTTCTGGTTGCCCGAAGGGCGGCTGGACAAATGCTCGCGGCAGATGGCGGAGCTATACCGTAAATGGGCAGAGCTGGGCAAACTCATCCTGACTGATGGTGATGTGATCGACCATGCCCAGATTAAAGAGGAACTGCAGGAGTGGGTGACCGGCGAAAGCCTTAAAGAGATTGGCTTCGACCCATGGAGCGCCACCCAGTTCAGCTTGGCGCTCGCCGAGGAAGGGTTACCGCTGGTGGAAGTACCGCAGACGGTCCGCAATTTCTCCGAGGCCATGAAGGAAGTCGAGGCGCTGGTTTACGGTGGTCGGTTCCATCACAGCAATCACCCGGTGATGAACTGGATGATGTCGAACGTGACGGTCAGACCGGATCGCAATGACAACATCTTCCCTAACAAATCGACACCCGAAGCCAAAATTGACGGTCCGGCTGCGCTGTTTACCGCGATGAGCCGCCTGCTCGTTAATGGTGGCAATGACCAGCAGGATTTGAGCGGCTTTTTCGATAATCCCATCATGGTAGGTTTCTGATGAAGAAAAATAAGCAGCCGGGCAGGGTGAAAAGCGCCTTGCTCAACTGGCTGGGCGTGCCCATCAGCCTGACTACCGGGACGTTCTGGCAGGATTGGTACGGCACAAGCAGCAGCGGGAAGGTGGTGACGGCGGATAAGGCTATGCAGCTTTCAGCGGTCTGGGCATGCGTCCGGCTGCTGAGCGAGTCGGTATCCACGCTGCCGATTAAGATTTATTCCCGGCAGGCAGACGGATCTCGCAAGCTGGCGCAGAATCACCCGGTTTACCAGGTACTGTGCCGCCGCCCGAATCTCGAAATGACGCCATCCCGCTTCATGCTGATGGTGGTGGCCAGCATCTGCCTGCGCGGAAATGCCTATGTGGAAAAGCTGTTTATCGGCAATAAGCTGGTATCACTGGTGCCGTTGCTGCCTCAGAATATGGTGGTGAAGCGGCTGGATACCGGGCGGCTTGAGTACACATACACTGAGGCTGGTAAGCCGCGCGTCATTCCTGAAAAGAACCTGATGCATATTCGCGGTTTCGGCCTCGATGGTGTCTGCGGCATGATGCCGCTGAGCTCAGGCCGGGACGTTATCGGAGCGGCGATGGCGGTCGAAGAGTCGGCAGCCAAGATTTTCGAAAACGGGCTTCAGAGCTCCGGCTTCCTTTCTGCTGAAATGGCCCTTGATGAAGGCCAGCGTGAACGCTTGCGTGACTACATGGCGAAGTTCACCAGTTCAAAAAACGCCGGAAAAATCATGGTCCTTGAGGGCGGGCTGAAATATCAGAACGTCACCATGAATCCTGAAGCAGCGCAGATGCTGGAAACGCGCTCTTTTGGAATTGAGGAAATCTGCCGCTGGTTCCGTGTGGCTCCGTTTATGGTAGGGCACACCTCAAAACAAAGCAGCTGGGCATCCAGCCTTGAAGGCATGAACCTCCAGTTCCTGACCCACACGCTGCGCCCGTTACTGGTGAATATCGAGCAGGAAATCGCTCGCTGCCTGCTGAATGGTGAAGAAGATCTCTTTGCTGAGTTCTCAATAGAAGGCCTGTTGCGTGCTGACAGCACAGGCCGGGCAGCATATTACACAAGTGCGCTGCAGAACGGCTGGATGTCACGTAACGATGTGCGCCGCCTGGAGAACATGCCGCCGATTGAAGGTGGTGATATTTATACCGTGCAGCTCAACCTTACGCCGCTTGAAGATCTGAAGAAGAACAGTCCTGCGGCGCAGGCCGCAGCGCTGCGCCAGATCCACAGCTACGTATTCCCCGATATCCCCTTCGAACAGTCACCGCTGAAACAGGCGGCTTAGGAGCATCCATGACAATCAAAAGCCTTCCGGCGGCGCCGGAGGGGCGACCTTTTGCGCGCGAAAAACCGGACCTGCCGGCAGCGGCAATGGAGCGCTGGAACGGCGGCATTCGCGCCGCCCGCGATGGTGATAACAGCATCTCGATTTTCGACGTGATCGGCGCGGACTACTGGGGCGATGGCGTGACCGCCAGCCGCATCGCCGGGGCGCTTCGCTCGCTTAACGGCGCTGATGTCACGGTCAACATCAACAGCCCGGGCGGCGACATGTTCGAAGGCCTGGCGATTTATAACCTGCTGCGTGAATACGAAGGCAAAGTCACCGTGAAGGTGCTTGGTCTGGCGGCGTCGGCCGCATCGATTATCGCGATGGCGGGTGACGAGGTGCAGATTGGCCGCGGTGCGTTCCTGATGATCCACAACTGCTGGGTCTACGCGATGGGCAACCGTCACGACCTGGCGCAGATTGCCGCCGACATGGCGCCGTTTGATAAAGCGATGAGCGATATCTACCAGGCGCGTAGCGGTCTTGATGCCGACACAGTCGACAAGATGATGGACGGCGAAACGTATATCGGCGGCAGTGAAGCCGTGGAAAAGGGCTTTGCTGACAGTCTGCTTTCTGCCGACGAAATCGCTGACGACGATGAAAGCCCCGCCGCGGCGCTGCGTAAACTCGATGCGCTGCTGGCGAAAGCGAATACGCCACGCTCTGAACGGCGAAAACTTCTTAAAGCCTTATCAGGCAGCACGCCGGGCGCTGCTGCCAAACCTGACGGTACGCCGAGCGCTGCCACCATCCATAAAGAAACCATTGACCGTCTGGAAGCCGCGCTGAGCGGATTGACAGCGGCTGCCCAGTAAATACGGAGATGTTATGTCTGAAGTAAACGATATTCTGAAAAAGGTTAGCGCCAGCATTGAAGAAGCGACCGGCAAATTCAACGCAAAAGCAGAAGAGGCGCTGAAAGAAGCCCAGAAAACCGGCAAATTGTCGGCGGAAACCAAAGAAACTGTCGACAAAATGGCGTCGGAATTCAACGCCCTTAAAGAGGCGGAAAAGACGCTTAAGGCGGCGCTCGGTGAGCTCGAGCAGCAGGTCGCCCAGATGCCGCTGGCAAACGCCGCAAAAGTGGTGGAAACCGTCGGCCAGACCGTCATCAACAGCGAAGCACTGAAAGCATTTGCGGCAAGTGTTGAAGGTGGTAAGCGCGTCAGCGTGCCGGTGAACGCTGCGCTGATTTCAACTGACGTGGCAACAGGTGTGGTGGAGCCGCAGCGTCTGCCGGGCATCGACACCGCCCCGAAACAGCGCCTGTTCATTCGCGACCTGATTGCGCCCGGCCGCACCTCCGCACCGGCTATCTTCTGGGTGCAGCAGACCGGATTCACCAATGCGGCGAAAGTCGTGCCGGAAGGTACCGCCAAGCCGTACAGCGATATCCAGTTCGCCACGCAGATCACGCCAGTCACCACCATCGCGCACATGTTCAAAGCGTCCAAGCAAATCCTGGACGACTTCGCGCAGCTGCAGTCCACGATTGACGCAGAAATGCGTTACGGTCTGAAGTACGTGGAAGAACAGGAGATCCTGTTCGGTGATGGTACCGGCGCGCATCTGAAAGGTATCGTGCCGCAGGCCTCCGCTTTCGCTGCTGCTTTCACCGTTGAGCAGCAGAACGGTATTGATGATCTGCGCCTCGCAATGCTTCAGGCGCAGCTTGCTCGCTTCCCGGCTTCCGGCCACGTCCTGCACTTCATCGACTGGGCGAAGATTGAACTCACCAAAGACACGCTGGGACGCTACATCCTGGCGAACCCGGCGGCGCTGACCGGCCCGACCCTCTGGGGTCTGCCAGTGGTCGCGACCGAGGCAGCGGCATTCCAGGGCAAGTTCCTGACCGGTGCGTTTAACGCCGCAGCGCAGCTGTTCGATCGTGAAGATGCCAACGTTGTAATCTCCACCGAGAACGCCGACGACTTCGAGAAAAACATGATCTCGATTCGCTGCGAAGAGCGCCTGGCGCTGGCCGTGAAGCGCCCTGAGGCGTTTATCTACGGTTCCTTCACTGCGCCGGCTGCGGGTGGCGGTGCGTAACCTTTAACGGCGGCCTGCGGGCCGCTTTTCTTTTTTCCGTTAAGGAGACAGCCATGAAGCTGATCGCTATCAAGCCTATCTACTTTGAAGGCAACGTGCTGACCGAAGGCACCGAGTTCGAGACGCTGGAGCAACACGGTCGTGATCTTGTTGCGCGCGGTTATGCTCAGGAGCCTGGCAAAAAGCCGGATCCGGAAAAAGACCCTGAGCCGAAAGGAAAGGGCAAGGCCAAATAAGGGGCGCACATGCTGACCAAAGAGCAGGTTAAGCGCCACTGCAACATTGAGCAGGATTTCACGGAAGACGATATCTGGATCGATACCAGCATTAAAGCTGCGGCGCGGTACGTCGAAACATGGACCCGCCGTCGGCTCTATGACACTGCTGATGATCCAAGTTATCTGACTGACCCTGATCGGCTGCTTTATGGCGCAGATATCGAAATGGCCATGTTGATGCTTATCGCACACTGGTACGCCAATCGTGAGACGGTTAGCACTGGCAGCAGCACTTCCGCTTTGGAGTTCTCAACTGAAGCACTTCTTCAACCTTACCGGGTATATGGCGTATGAAAGCAGGACGGCTGCGACACCGGGTTACGTTACAAAAGCCAGCGTCGGGGCGCCTGCCTTCCGGGCAGCCTGCCACTGGCTGGGTGGATGTAACTTCTGTCCGCGCTGAGGTGGCGGACGTGTCCGGGCGAGAGCTGATAGATGGCGGCGCTGAGATAAGCAGCACCACTACACGGATCTGGATGCGTCGGTACCCTGGCATTCAGGTCTCAACGGGATGGCGCGCCATTCACCTGGCGCCAACCGGAAATGGAGAGATATACGACATCAAGTCGGCTATCTCTGCCGAGAACGGTACCCGCCTGGAGTTGCTTTGTGAGAAGGGGGTGAAGCAGTGATCTCAACGAGTCTTGATTTCTCCGGCCTAGCCGATATCGCAAAGGATCTGGAAACGCTAAGCCGGGCAGAAAATAACAAAGTTTTGCGTGATGCCACCCGGGCGGGCGCTCAGGTTCTGAAAGAAGAAGTAGAGAATCTCGCGCCAGTCAAAACCGGCAAGATGAAAAAAAACGTGGTGGTGGTGACCCAGAAAGGACGCCGCCGCGGCGAAATCACTTCTGGCGTACATATCCGGGGAGTCAATCCGGACACTGGCAACAGCGATAACACAATGAAGGCAGACAACCCGCGCAATGCGTTTTACTGGCGGTTTGTGGAGCTCGGCACATCTAATATGCCAGCGCACCCGTTTGTCCGCCCGGCGTTTGATACCCGGCAGGAGGAAGCCACGCAGGCGGCGGTGGCGCGAATGAATCAGGCTATCGATGAGGTACTGGCGAAATGACCGAAGCCGATATCTATCCACGCCTCAGCGCGCTGGCAGGCGGCAACGTCTTTCCGTACGTGGCGCCGCAGGGAACCTCAGCACCATGGGTGATCTACCTGTTGCCTTCCTCAGCCAGTGAGGATGTTTTCTGCGGACCGGCAGAAACAGCAAGCACGGTTCAGGTTGATGCGTGGGCTTCGTCTATTGATGACGCCCGGGCGCTGCGTAATCAGGTTAAAGCCGCTCTGGCCGATCTGCATCCTGTTGGACTGAACGAGATCAATGACTATGAGCCTGACACCGGACTTTACCGGGCCACGCTTGAAGTTCAGATCTGGCAATAAATCATCGTCACATTAACTCTGCCGCCTCCGGGCGGCTTTTTTATATCCGGAGATCACCATGTCCTCTAAGTACGAAAAAACACAGGGAACGAAAATCAACGTTTCCGCCGATCCGGCAACTGCAGTCAATCCCGCCGGCGCAACCTGGCAGTCGATTAACTGTTCGACCAAAGAGCTGAGCTATACCGGTGGCCAGAAGTCAGATATCGACACCACCACGCTTTGCTCTACCGAGCAGGAGATGACTAACGGCCTAGCCGCGCCTGGTGAAATGACTGTTTCCGGTAACTGGTCCTCAGAAGAAGAGGGGCAGAACACGCTGCGCACCGCGTATGACAATGACGCGCTGCATGCATTTCAGGTGATCTTCCCGTCCGGTAATGGCTATGCGTTCCTGGCTGAAGTTCGCCAGAACAGCTGGAGCCTGGGCACCGCCGGGGTAGTGACCGCATCGTTTACGCTGCGCATCAAAGGCAAGCCCGTCCCGATCGTCCCTGCGCCCTCTGCAGGCTAATAATAGCGGCGAAAGCCGCTTTTTCTGACTTCAAACGAGAAAAATGAAATGGCCAATAAGGTTTCACAGAGTTCACTTCGCTCGCTCGCGCTGGCGCCGATGGCAGGCTTCCGTACCAAAACCATCACCGTTCCGGAGTGGGAAAACGCCAGGGTAAAACTGCGTGAGCCGTCAGCGCAGGCGTGGCTGGAATGGCAGCAGGTGCTTAACCCGAAGCAGGGAGAAGGCGAACCAGAAGAGCTGACGGCAGCAGAACGCGCATTGCGTAACAAGAGTGCTGATGTGGTGCTGTTTATCGATGTGCTCCTTGAAGAAGACGGTTCACAGGTCTTTACCGAAGAAGATAAAGCGCAGGTTGAACAGTTCTACGGCCCGGTGCATGCCCGCCTTCTTAAGCAGGCACTTGACCTGACCACTTCGGCGGCCGAGGTGGAAAAGCCGTAAGCCAGCCCGGCACGTTCTTCCTGATGACGCTGGCGCTCCGTCTGGGGCGCACGCTTGATGAACTGAAGCAAACCCTGACGGCCAGGGAGCTGCGCATGTGGATTGAGTTTGACCGACTGAACCCCATCAGCGACCGGCGCGGCGATATTCAGGCCGCGCAGATTTCCGCAGCGGTACTTAACTCGCAGGGCGCAAAGCTGAGTCTGGACGATCTGCTTCTTCAGTGGAGCCCGACGGAACCGAACGAAGAAAGCGCCGAGCTGGAAGGTTTCTTTGCTGCGCTGGCTGGTTAAATAGCACCAAGTGACATTTCATATCGATGATATTAGGATTACGCCTGATAGTTAAAGATAAGGAATGTGTTATGGAATTTTTTCTCGGCGCCGCTGTGCTTGGGATTATTCCCGCGCTAATCGCTCAAAGTAAAGGCCGGTCATTAATGGCCTGGTGGCTATATGGTTTTCTTCTGTTCATCATAGCCTTAGTTCATTCCTTGGTTATAAAAAAGGATGCAAAGGTAGCAGAGCAAGAGATGATTGATGACGGAATGAGGAAGTGTCCTTTCTGTGCTGAAATGGTTCGAAAAGAAGCTGTTAAATGTAAACACTGCGGAAGCGACATTAGTGGTCAAAGTAGCCTTACCAAAATCGAGAAAACCGATGATGAATATTTAGAAGAGGCGAGGAAAAAAGCCGGCCTTCTTTAAATATTTTTGTTAAATACCTCTATAAACCTCGCTCCGGCGGGGTTTTTTATTAGGTGGCTTATGGCAACTCTGCGCGAATTAATAATTAAAATTTCCGCTAACTCCCAATCCTTTCAGTCTGAAATTGCTCGTGCTTCACGTATGGGCGCAGATTATTACAAAACAATGGAGCAGGGTGGACGGCGCGCGGCAGCGGCAAATCGTGAAACCCAGCGATCATTAAGCGAACTTAATGCGCAGCTTGCTTCGGTGCGTTCGACCGTCTCAGGCATGGCTGGCGCATTTGCCGGGGCGTTTGCAACTGGGCAGCTCATTCACTATGCAGATACGTGGAATCAACTGAACGGTCGTTTACGCCTGGCCTCATCCTCTACTGATGACTTTACTACTGCGCAGCAAACGCTGATGTCTATTAGTCAGAGAACAGGTACATCATTTGAGGCTAATGCCAATCTTTACAGCAGAATCGCACAATCCTTACGTGATGCTGGTTATGCATCTGCTGATGTGGCTAGTGTGACTGAAACTGTTGCAACTTCTCTTAAGCTATCAGGCGCGAGTACAGAAGAGGCAAGTTCAGTAATCACGCAGCTTAGCCAAGCGCTTGGCTCGGGAGTTCTGCGTGGGGAAGAGTTTAATGCCATCATGGAGAGTGGCGGACGACTCGCAAAATTCCTTGCTGATGGGCTTAATACCACTGTCGGCGGCCTGCGTAATATGGCTAACAATGGTGAGTTAACCACAGATAAAATTGTCCCGTTGCTCACGAATGTTGCACAGTTACGTAAAGAATTTGATTCATTGCCCGCCAGCATCAGCGGTTCAGCGCAAAAGGTTGAAAACGCTTTTATGGCGTGGGTAGGCGGCGCAAACCAGGCGGTAGGCGCTTCATCTACTCTTTCGGGTGTGCTTGATGGGCTGGCTGGCAATATCGATACCGTTGCGAACGTGGCTGGTGCGCTGGTTGGTCTGGGTGTTGCTAGGTATTTTGGGAACATGGTGTCCAGCGTCACGACAGCAACAGCTTCTGTCGTTGCAAACACCGCGGCAGAAGTTGCACTGGCAGAAGCACAGCTCCGCGGAACCCAGGTTAGTGTTGCGGCCGCGCGTCAAACTGTTTACCGGGCCCAGCAGGCCCGCACAGCTGCCGCAAATATTGAGGCGCAAATTGTGGCGGAGCGACAGCTTGCCGCTGCGCAGGCGCAACTGAGTACTGCGATCGATACTCGTTCTGCCGCTGCCGGCAGGTTAACCGAAACAGCATCCGTAATGTCGAGGCTCGGCGGCGGCGTACTAAGCCTGCTGGGTGGATGGCCGGGTGTGATAATCGCTTCTGGCGCCGCTATGTATGGGTTGTATCAACATACAGAGCAGGTCCATAAAGAAGCGGTTGGATTTGCTAATAATCTGGACGAAATTAATACCCGGCTGAAAGAGATGTCGTCTCTCGGCTTGCGCTCTACAGCTGCTGATGCGCGTTCTTCAGTCGACGCCCAGAAAAAGGATATTGACGATCTCGACACCCAGATAGCGAAGGTGAAAAACAGCCTTGCCGGGCTGGCGCAAATTCAGCAGGACTACAACGAAAACCCTACCATGACGTGGATCAACACGTTTATGGACCAGGCGGATATTACCGAAAAAAATATCTCGCTTACTGATCAGCTCAATAAGCTGGAGTTTCAGAGGGAGCAGGCTGTATCAAAGCTGGAGCAGACGCAAAAGCTTTTCAACGATGCCAGTGAACAGGCGACCCAAAAGGCTATCCAGGAGGCTGGCGCCATTGCCACGCTGAAAGGTGCCTATGATCTTCTTAACCGAAGCATGGGGGTAACGCCAACTAACCGCCCGGCCACGTATTCGGGGCCGGTGGTTTCAACTGCTAACGCCACGCCCCAACAGGCAACCGCAATAGAAAAAGCTCGACGCGATAACGAACTTGCCAGCCTTTCAGGATTGCAAAAACTCCATCAACAGCACGTTTACGAAGCGGAGGATCTGAAGCTTACTGGCGCGCTGTATACCAAGTACATCTACGACAAGGATCAGGCTGCCCAAAAGGATGAGGCCTCGGCACAGGCCAAGAAAAACGAAACGGCCGCCACTAACGCACAAAACAAAGCCGCACGCGAGGCCGCGCAGACTGCTGAGCAATACAGTCGGAAAATGGCTGACCTCAGCGTCGCCACTGAGGTGCAAAAAGTCCGCGCCACGCAGGGTGAGAAGGCGTCTGAACTCTACGCAGCATCCCATGAGAACGGTACGAAGTGGAGCGAGGAGCAGCGCAAATCCATTGAAGCTGGTGCCGTGGCGCTGGCGCAGTGGACCCAAAAAGCCGACGAAGCTGTGCGGAAGCAGCGCGAAATGGCCGATGCGCTGAAAGACCTTAAAGACGCCACGCGGCGCTACCAGGATGAAGCGGCGCTTAACGTCGCGACCTCTGGCATGGGAAGCCGTGAACAGGAGCAGTACCGGGATCGCCAGGAGGTAGAACGCGTCTTTGACAAAACTGATAGAGGTGCAGAGGCTGTGGCTGCCCGCGATTTGGCACTGGATGCGCTTGATAAAAAATATAAGCAGGCGAAAGCCAGCGAACTGGACTGGAGGGCGGGCGTAAGTGCAGGGCTGGCTGACTGGATGGATAACGTCAGCAATATTGCGGGCACGGTTTCACAGGGCATTACATCCACCATGGGCAGTGCACTGGATAACGTGTCATCCATGCTCGTTCGCGGTAAAGCAGACTGGAAAGAATGGGGGCTATCTGCGCTGGAGATGATCGCAAAGGTTGGGCTGCAAATGGCTGCGGTCAGTGCGCTGGGCGGTGCGTCGTCGGGAGGCGGAATATTTGGCTCTCTGCTGGGCGGTATCGTCAGCGGCATAACGGGCAGTGTGTCCGGCGGCGAAAGCGCCGGTACGGCTATTCAGAGCTACGGTTCCTCTTTCCAGTTCAACGCAAAAGGTGGCGTTTACGCTTCTGCTGACCTGAGCAGTTACAGCAACAGCATTGTCGATACGCCAACTTTCTTTGCGTTTGCTAAAGGCGCTGGCGTGATGGGTGAGGCAGGCCCCGAGGCTATAATGCCTCTGACACGCGCCGCTGATGGTTCACTCGGTGTTCGTGCCGTTTCTTCCGGCGTTAATACCGTTACAGCCAGTGGTAATCCCATTATTAGCGTCAGCGCCCCGGTAAACATTACCCAGGATGGATCAGGTGGCGATGTGAGTAATGCCAACACGGCCAGAACCGCGCGCCAGCTTGAAGGCATCGTTCAGCAAACTCTTACTGACCGCCTCCGCAGAGAGTTGTCGCCGGGCGGTTTGCTTTATCGCCGGCAATAATATGCCCGGCTTACGCAGGAAAAATTATGGCGATCGATACGTTTACCTGGTGCGTCCGCGCTGACGCCAGTGGCACAACCAACGTGGCCACGCTTCAGGCGCAGTTCGGGGACGGCTATAAGCAGGTGGCCAGCGCAGGAATTAACACAGCGGCTGAGACCTGGAGCCTGACGTGTAACGGTAAAGTGGCTGCCATGAAAGAGGTGCAGGATTTTCTCCTTAGCCACGTTATCACCTCGTTCTGGTGGGTTAATCCATGGGGCGAAAAGAAGCTGTACCGGGTTAAAGCAGACTCAGTGAGTCCAGCCTTTCCTAACGGTGGTTTTGCCGAAATATCATTTGTGTTTGAGCAGGCGTTTGCGCCATAAATCAGGCAGCCCAAAATGCTGCCTTTTTATAACGCTACTCGGCAGGCATGTATTTAGCTGGGTAGTACTCTGTGAGAAAATAAGCGAGGTGATCAAATGCCCACTTCAGACCGTCCTGCTCGCGCTCCCGAAACGTCACGTTTATTTGTGAATATGATTCACCGTAGATTTCAAGCGGAGATGCAAGCCAAAGGAGAATGTGCTGAACATATTCAATGGCCCGCTGGCGGGTTTCCTCATCCGGCATGGCCTGAGAAAGGTAAGCATGGTATTGATTATCCAGAGTGATTAAATCCTCCTTTATTGCATCTATGGCTTCCGGGCGGCATGTAAAATCTATATAGCCGTATAAAACATCGCCTTCATAACCGATAGCACACCCCATGGTCATGAAAATACCCGTTTTGCTATTCACTCGCTGAATAAAATCCTTAAACCATGGGTATTCGGTTATTTCATGTATGTCGTTAATCTTTTCCGGGAAGAGGATAAGATCAAAGCCTCCATTATTAATATCCCCATTTTCTCTTACTTCTCTACGGTAAGGGAAACGGTTGAAATTGACACGGTTTACCTTTTCCATTCTTTCCTTCTATTTCTGTGCAAAGGTAATCAGCCATTCCCCTTCGCTGAATGCATCCATGTCATCACATGGACGGGTTGAGCACCCAACATACCCAGGGATGTGAATAAGCGACATCCTGATATCCAAACAGTAGCCACCTCCGGGTGGCTTTTTTTATGGGCCGAATATGAGCTTCACACAGGACATACAGCAGCTTGAGCCAGGCCAGATTATCCGCCTGATTGAAATCGACGGTACCGCCTTCGGCATGGATACCGTGCTGCGCTTTCACGCACATAACATCGATCCGGCGGGCTGGGCTGCTTTCGCCGCTGATAACTTGCCCGCCATTATCTGGCAGGGCCAGCAGTACGACCCGTACCCTTACGAGTTAAAAGGGCTGGAGCTTTCCAGCACCGGCGCGCAGCCGACGCCCACGCTGTCGGTCGGTAACGTCGGGAACTACGTCACCGCGCTGTGCCTCGAGTACGACGACATGGTTAAAGCGAAGGTGAAGATACACACCACGCTGGCAAAGTATCTGGACGCGGCCAACTGGACGGCAGGCAACCCGAACGCCAGCCCGGCCGACGAGCGCGTACAGCTCTTTTACGTTAACGCAAAAACCGCCGAGACGCGGGTGCAGGTCGATTTCGAGCTGTGCTCGCCCTTCGATATTCAGAACCTGCAACTGCCAACCCGGCAAATCACGCCCGTTTGTACCTGGTGCCTGCGCGGCTGGTACCGCACCGGCAATGGCTGCGATTACGCCGGGAACCGCTATTTTCTGAAAGACGGCACGCCTACGGATAACCCGGCGCTGGATGTCTGCGGCGGACGGCTGCCGGACTGCGAAGCACGTTTCGGCGAAGGCAACCCGCTGTCGTTCGGCGGCTTTCCTGCGGCCAATCTCCAAGGTAAATAACCATGCGTAAAAAATTGATGGAAGCCATCCGCGCCCACGTTGCAGCGGAGTATCCGAACGAGGCCTGCGGCGTGGTGGTTCAGACTGGCCGCGCGCAGAACTACATCCCGTGCCGCAATGTCGCTAACAACCCCACCGAAGCGTTTACGCTGGCGCCGGACGATAAGCGGGCAGCGGCGGAGAAGGGCGAAATCATCATGATTATTCACTCTCACCCTGATGTTGTGTCACTGGTGCCGTCCGAGCTTGACCGTATCCAGTGCGACTGGTCCGGCGTGGAGTGGGGAATTATGTCCTGGCCGGAGGGGGATTTCTGCACGCTGGCTCCGCGGGAAGACCGGGATTACACCGGGCGGGTCTGGGCTCTGGGTTTTGCCGACTGCTGGTCGCTGATCCGCGAGTGGTACCGGCGCGAGCACGGCGTTGAGCTTGGCGATTATTCAGTTCCGTATGAGTGGTGGGAACAGGGTGAAAACCGTTACGACGATAACTGGCAGGCCGAGGGCTTTGTTGAAGTTGACCCGACAGATATGCAGCCGGGCGACATGATCATGATGCGCGTACAGGCGGCGGTGACTAACCACGCTGCTGTTTATCTTGGCCGCCATGAGCACCAGGACAACATCATCCTGCACCACATGTTCGGGCAACTTTCCGCCCGGGTGCCATACGGCAAGTATTACCGCGACCGCACCGTGCGCGTGGTGCGGCATAAGGAGTTATTGAATGCTGAAAACGCTGATTCTTGAGGGTCGCATGGCGCGGAAGTTTGGCCGCGAGCATAATTTTGAGGTGGCAGATCTTCGCGAGATGCTGCGCGCGATGTGCAGCCAGGTTCCCGGCTTTAAGCGCTACCTTTCCGAAGCACACATGAAAGGCATCCGCTTCGCCTTCTTCAACGGCCAGCATAATATCGGTGTTGATCAGTTCGACATGACCCGGGGAGCCGCCGTGTACCGCATTGAGGCTATTACCGAAGGTGCGAAGCGCGGCGGAACCTTGCAAATCGTTATTGGCGCTGTTGCACTGGTCGCCGCCTTTTTCACAGCGGGTGCGTCTTTGGCGGCTTGGGGTGCAGCACTTGGAGCTACGACCGCATCCGGCCTTGCTGTAACTGCTTTAACCAGCATGGGTCTCAGCATGATGCTTGGCGGCGTAGTTCAGATGTTGACTCCTCAGCCGAGCTACAGTGTCGGCACCTCTTCAAGTACGGACAACAAGCCCAACTACGCCTTTGGCGCGCCAGTAAACACGGTGGCTATGGGTTATCCGGTTCCTGTTCTTTACGGCGAGCGTGAAATCGGCGGGGCAATTATCAGCGCCGGGATGTTCTCCAGCGATCAGCAATAAAACAGGTGAAATATGCGCTTGATGAAAGGCGAGATTATTCATGGCCGCAAGGGCGGCGGCGCAAAGGCGCATACGCCCGTTGAGCAGCCGGACGATTTGCTGTCGGAAGCGAAGCTGAAAATGCTGGTGGCCCTGTCCGAGGGCGAAATTCAGGGTGATCTGACTGCGCAACAGATTTTCCTGAACGATACCCCGCTGGCGAACAATGATGGCAGCTTTAACTTCAGCGGCGTGAAATGGGAATACCGCAAGGGCACCCAAGATCAGGAGTACATTCAGGGGCTACCGGAGGTGGATAACGAGCTTTCGGCAAACGTGACGGTCACCACCACCACGCCCTGGACGCGCCAGCTCACTAACCTGACGCTGGACGCGGTGCGCATTAAGCTGAGCCTGCCGGCACAATATACCTATAAAGACAACGGCGACATGGTGGGCACGGTCACCGAGTACGCAATTGACCTTTCCACCGACGAGGGTAGCTGGCAGACCGTTGTCAGCGGCAAGTTTGACGGTAAAACCACTTCTGAATACCAGCGCGACCATCGCGTTGATTTGCCTGCGGCGACAAGCGGCTGGGCGGTGCGCGTTCGTCGCATTACGGCAGACTCCACCTCAGCCAAACTGGTTAATGCGTTTAAGGTGTTCTCGTTCGCTGAGGTCATCGACAGCAAGCTGCGCTACCCGAATACGGCGCTGCTTTATGTCGAGGTGGACAGCAGCCAGTTTTCCGGCAGCGCGCCGAAAGTAACCTGTAAGCCTAAAGGCAAACTGGTAAAAGTGCCCGATACTTACGACCCCGTTTCGCGCAGCTACAGCGGCACCTGGTCCGGTGGCTTTAAACTTGCCTATACCAATAATCCGGCGTGGATTTTTTACGATCTGGTCCTCGATGAAATTTACGGCATGGGTAACCGTGTCGATGCGACCATGATTGATAAATGGGAGCTGTACGCTATCGCGCAGTACTGCGATGAGATGGTGTCGAACGGGGCAGGCGGGCGTGAGCCACGTTTTACCTGCAACGTGTTCATTCAGAGCCAGCAGGATGCTTACACGGTGCTCAGCGACCTCGCTGCCGTGTTCCGTGGTATCACCTTCTGGGGAAACGACCAGATCTACGTCCGCGCCGACGTGCCGCAGGATGATGTGGATTTTGTTTATCATGCATCAAACGTTATTGATGGTCTGTTTACCTACGGCAGCGGCAGCTACAAAAGCCGTTACAGTTCCTGCCTGGTATCGTGGTCAGATCCGCAGAACCACTACAGCGACACGGTGGAAGGCGTCTATGATTCGCCGCTGGTTGAGCGCTACGGCGTAAACCAGATGTCGCTTACCGCCATCGGCTGCACCTCACAAAGTGAAGCACACCGCCGGGGACGCTGGGCCATCCTCTCAAATGCGCGTGACGGTACCATTTCGTTCGGCGTCGGGCTGGATGGTTATATCCCGTTGCCGGCGGAAATTATCGGCGTGGCTGACCCGTTCCGCGCCGGGAAGCAGAACGGCGGGCGCATCAGCTCGGTGAGCGGCCGCAGCGTTACGCTCGACCGTTCCGTGGATTACGTTGCTGGTGATCGCCTGGTAGTGAACCTGCCGGACGGGACGGCACAGACCCGGACAATCGGCTCTGTCAGCGCGGACAAAAAAACGGTGACGGTTAACACGGCATTCAGTCAGGTGCCGCAGGCTGGCGCTGTCTGGGCTATCGACAGCGACAGCCTTGCTATCCAGTATTTCCGGGTGACGTCAATCAGTGCGAACGATGACGGCAATGGCGGATTTACAATTACCGCCGTGCAGCATGACCCGAACAAATACGGTTATATCGACGACGGGGTGCGCATCGATCCGGCGCCTATCACCGTCACGCCAGTCAGCGTACTGCCTTCGCCAAAAAACATCACGATCACCGAAACAGACCATATTGCGCAGGGTCTGACCGTCGCCACGATGCAGGTTTCATGGGACAGGGTTGAGGGAGCCATACGTTATCAGGCGCAGTGGCGAAAGGATAACGGAGACTGGGTAAATGTCGCCGTTACCAGTGCGCAAGGATTCGCTATACAGGGCATCTATACCGGAAGTTATGATGTCAGGGTGCGAGCTCTGAATGCGCAGGAAACCTCTTCACCATGGGGATATGCGGATACCACTTACCTTACAGGGAAAAACGGTAAGCCGGGTACACCTGTTAACCTGATGGCAACTGATGATGTTGTATGGGCTATCAACATCACCTGGGCTTTCCCTGATGGTTCAGGCGATACCGCATACACCGAATTGCAGCGTGCCACTACCGACGATAAGGCCAACCCTGAACTGCTTTCACTGGTGCCGTATCCGGCGGCAGGCTATCAGCACGGGCCTATGCCAGCTGGGGTGCGTCAATGGTATCGCGCCCGCCTGGTAGACCGTATTGGAAATGTTGGGGACTGGACGCCGTGGGTGATGGGTACGTCATCTATAGATGTCAGTGCTATTACCGCTGATATTCTTGAGGACATGAAAGACTCTGACATCTTCAAGGATGTCGTTGAAAATGCGGTAGACACAAACCAAAAAATAGCCGATATGGTTCAGGATATTCAGCAGAACGCGGACGATCTGGAACAGCAGGCGCAGCAGATTAAGGAAAACGCCGACGGACTATCAGCGGCAGAAACCAAAATCGATGATATGCGCGTGAGCATCGACGGAATGAGCGGCGGTGTTAAAAACTCTGCCATCGCAATTATCCAGAGTAACCTCGCACAGGTTACGAGTCGTCGCAGCCAGACGGCAAAAAATGCCAGTACCAGCGCCAGCATCGACAGGGTTGATACAACAATTGCTGATGCCAGCAGGGCGGTTGCGCAGGCTCTGGTTACGCTGGACGCAGAAGCGGGCGGGAATGTCTCTAACGCCACTGACCTTACCGAGACGCTTGCCGACTTCACCCATGCATCCGCGACGAAGATTAACAGCCTCAGCGCAACGGTTAACGGCCAGACTGCTGCGATTACCCAGAATGCTCAAGCGGTGGCTGACATAAGCGGCAACCTGAACGCGATGTACAGTATCAAAGTTGCCGTAGACTCCAATGGAGTGCAGTACGCCGCGGGCATGGGTATCGGTGTGCAGAACACGCCTTC